ATTGGGCTGTTGTTAGAACAACAGCAACGCAACGTAAACCAAAGATCAGGAGGTAGACTATGCGTTTATTTTACAGCAATCCGGATCAAACAGTTATTCAAGTTGAACTTGATGAAGGTGAGACACTTGGAAATCATTCAGGACCAATAACTATGTTCGTTCCAACTGACCCTGCTAATAAAGAGTATGGTGATATACAAGAGAAACAGATTAGCGTTGAGGATTATGTTAATCCTGTTACTCCAAAAACGGAGAGCCTCTAATGGCTTTTGATTTTCCGAATACACCAACTACCAACCAAATCGTTACTATGCCTGATGGCACAGTAAGGAAATGGGATGGCGTTAAATGGGTTGCTGGCCAGACGCCTACAGCGCCATACTGTTATACTGGTGATACGCCACCAAGTAGCCCTACTCTTGGCGCGTCTTGGTGGGATAGTGTTAGCTGTCAGTTGTTTGTCTATTATAACGATGGTAACTCTAGCCAATGGGTTCCTGCTGTTGCTATTCCGGCAAGTGTCGGCGAGGCCCCATCTAACAGCAACTATTACGCCAGGAGAAATGGCCAATGGTCTGATATTGGCTCTTCACAATTAGCTGGTAATGTTGGGCGCAACTTAGTTCATAATAGTATGTTCAATGTTAATCAACGTGGAACTGGACCCTTTAATACTACTAGTTACACATCTGATCGTTGGTTTGTCTATGCTAATATAGATACAATTAGCACTAACATAATAACGCTATCTGATGCTGATAGAACAGCAATTGGCGATGATGCTGCCGCTAATGCTTTAAGCATAACGTTTACTGGTAGCGCAACTGGTGGTGCTTATTCTGGTTATGCGCAGAAGGTAGAAAATGTAAGACGTAGTGCAGGCAAGACTGTTGTTCTATCATTCTGGGCGCGTGTAACATCTGGCACTCCACGTTTGCTTATACAATATGAGCAATACTTTGGAACTGGTGGCTCACCATCCGCAACCGTTATCACTAGCCTAGGTTTGACGGCACCACTTAGCACAGCATGGACTCGGTATGTTATTGGACCAACAGCATTGCCCAGTGTTTCTGGCAAGACACTTGGCACAAATGGCGATAGCTATGTTAGTTTGACCCATATTCTTTCAAGTCCAGGTTCTCCTGGCACACAGTCTGGCACCCTTCAATTGTGGGGCGTTCAATTAGAAATTGGCTCTGTAGCTACGCAACTAGAAAAAATTCCATATGAAGATGACTTGCGTCACTGTCAAAGGTTTTATCAGGTATTACAGGGTGTTACTGCTTCATATGGATTAATAGGAAGCACTGTTGCAGGAATGGTTTCTTTCCCTGCTACTATGCGGGCACCTCCAACATTTGTTCTTATAACTATGTCTGATGTGAATGTATCAAGTCCTACCTATAATGCAGTAGCTGGCAATAGTGGCATGTGGCTTGGTGGGGTTCCGACAGCAACTGGTGGATTTATTCTCAATCGTAATTTTACAGCAACAGCAGACCTATAGGAGTTAGACAATGTTTGATTTTCCTAATAGTCCAACTATAGGCCAACAAGTTATAGAACCTAATGGCGCTGCCGTTCAATGGGATGGCACTAAATGGACTAGCGTTGCTGGTCAAGTTAGCAGTGTAGCACCAGCTTTAAATAATGTCGGTCGTAACTTAATTCATAATGGGATGTTTAATGTCGCGCAGCGCGGTGTAGGTCCTTGGACAACAAGCGGTGTTTATACATCAGACCGTTGGCAGATGATTGCTTCCGGCGATACTGCATCATTCCAAGTCATGTCAATTATTGACAGTGATCGTACAGCAATAGGTGATGAAGCGGCAACTTACTGTTTTCGTAACGTATTTACAGGCACCGCTGGGGCAAACTTCACAGCTGTCCAGCAGCCGATTGAAAACATACGACGACTAGCAGGTAAAACAGTTACTGTATCCTTTTGGTCTTGCGCCCTTTCTGGTACTCCTAAGCTCGGTGTCAACATTGTGCAATGGTTTGGCTCTGGTGGATCACCATCCGCTGTCGTGCAAGTTGCTGGTCAAGCTGTCACGTTATCGACTGCATGGCAGAGATTTTCATTAACGTTTTCTATTCCAAGCATAGTCGGTAAGACACTAGGATCGAACGGAGATGATGCTACTAATCTAAGATTCTGGTATTCAGCAGGCTCCACCAATAGTGCCAATTCAGGAAACATTGGCGTGCAGAGCAGCACCATTTGGCTATGGGGCATCCAATTAGAAATTGGCTCTACTATGACGCCACTAGAAAAGTTAGACCCAAGAATTGATTTAGCGAATTGTCAAAGGTTCTATCAGGCAGGCATCGGCACACACGCGATCATAAGTGCTGCTGTTGCCAGCACGTATTTGGCAGCGAGCGTCAACCTCGCGGTGCGGATGCGTGCGACGCCAACCGTTGCGACGCAATCACAGATCACTGCGCCAACGAACTGCACCGCGCCATCCGCTGACACGATTGACCCAGGCGGTTTCCGTGCACTGTCGCTATCAACGGCGAGCGGCATCGCCGCATTCGATACGTGGTTCACCGCATCGGCAGACCTATAACCCATACGCCAGGAGTAAACAATAATGCCTACATGGTTTGATCGTTTCGGAGAAAGTTGGGCTACACAGGGTTTGACTGATGATCCTACTGTTGCACAAGCTGACGCTGGATGGGCTTATATTGGACAGGCTCCACCAACTGTTGAACAATTTAACAGTATCAATCAATGGAGTGATGATAAGGACAATTGGCTATATGGTCAGGTAGCCAATGTAATATCGTCTGTTGGTATGGTTCCTGATCCAGATGACTTAACTCAATTGCTTAGAGCTATTGAAGGTAAGTTGCGTATTCTTTTATTGGGTCCAACTACATTTTATGTTGATATTACTAATGGTAATGATACTACTGGGACTGGTGAACAAGCCAATCCATTTAGAACTATTCAACACGCTATCTATTGGATTGCAGCGCATGTTGAGCAAGCATATCAAACTATAACAATTCAACTTGCTCCTGGCACATACGGCACTGTTTATATGGCTGTATCAAATGCAGGAGCAATTATTTTAAATGGTGATGTTGCTAATCCAAGAAGCTATTTGCTTAAGAATATCAATGGGGCAACTATAAGTCTTGCTTATGGAGCATTGCTTTATGTTCAAGGAATATCAATAGAAGCAGCAGGACAAGATGCTGTTGATTATGACACTTGGGGTCTTGGTATTAGTGCTCAACAAAGTGCTGCTGTACTCTTTGATCAGATAGCTATTGGTATTTGCACTTGGGCCGGTATACGTTCAGGGTTGGGTGGTGTTCTTTGGCCTTGGCAAGCTGCAACAACTAAACTTACAATATATGGCGGTGGTAGAGCATTTGCTATGGCTGATTGGTCTTCCAATTTAACGCTTGTCCGCAATACTATAACCATTCAAAACAATCCTAATTATAGTATAGGATTTTATATGGCTACTATGCAAGGCGGTGTTCAAGCTTGGAGTGCAACATATAGCGGAACAGCAAGAGGGAGACATTGCGCGGTTGATGTTTATGGTGTCATTAACTTAAATGGTGCTGCTGATACAACTGTTCCAGGAGACCAACCATCCCAAATAACTCGTGGCGGTCTAATCATCTAGGAGTAATAAGCATGTCTGATCAAAACGATAAGCCAGAGCCTTTTGTAATGCTTAACGATTCTAGATTTGAAGGTGATAGAGTTATGCAAGACTTCTTGCGCTCTAAACCTTTTGTATTGAGAACAGCTACTTTGGTTCCTGATATGAAGGGATTATTGGACAGTAGAAAATTGTATAAGCCACCAAGTGTTAGACAGCATCTAAGTCAGCGTGCTTCTGATGCTAATAGCGAAACAGCTAATAGAATGTCAGAGGTTACGCACAACATGGATAAGAAGAACAAATGAAAAAAGGGCAGAATGCAACTGCCCTTTTTCTCAGCAGCAAATGTTGCGCAACGAACTTCGCGCGGGGATGATCCCGCGCGCTCAATTTACAACATCGCTTTGA